AACCGCTCTAGTCGATAACGCTAAGTGGCAGACCTTCGCCTTTCCACCTGCCACAGTCCTTGCTAATTCTGTAATTGTTTCTCCAGATGATCCTTATCTGACACCGAGCAACAATCAGCACATCACAATCAGCCCTATGGCTAACTTTAAGATTATTATGACTGTGCCTTTATTTGATAATGAAGGCAATCTTAACGGCATTGAGGATGTTATCTGCGGCGTGTTCGCTAAGTTAGCAGCATCATCTCTTGTCTATAATGTAAGCGCAATCAGCGCACCAAGTATTCTCAATGCTGCAAGCGGGGAACTGCTCAGTTGCGAGATGTCCGTATCAATCCTAACGAGTTGGAGTTAAGCATGTCCGATTGGGAAAAAGAGAATGAAGCCTTTCTGATCAAGATCGGACAGGTTGTACCAACACCATTAAAGCCAGTAACTACTAAGAAGGACGAGGAATAATCTCATGGCTGTATTTCTAAATAACAATGTAGGTGTGAAGATTAACTCAGTCGATCTTTCAGACCATGTTACAGCAGTAACAATCAACCGCGTATTCGATGAGCTAGAAGTCACAGCAATGGGTGATTCAGCACACAAGTTCGTTAAGGGTCTAGAGTCATCAACTGTGACTATCGATTTCCTAAATGACACAGCATCAGCGAATGTATTGGCAACACTACAAGCTGCATGGGGTACAACTGTTACAGCAGTATTCCTACAAACAAAGGGAACAGCAGTATCTGCTACAAACCCTCTGTACACAGTTTCATTGCTAGTCAATAACACAACAGACATCAATGGTGCTGTTGGCGATATCGGCACACAGTCAATTACATTTACTGCTAACTCAACAGTTGCAGTAGCCACAACAGGCACATTCTAAGAAACTAAACAAAGGGGCAAACCATGGCAAAACTAAAGATAGTTCGTACAGATGGAAGCGTACTAGAAGGCGAGATCACTCCAGCCGTGGAGTATTCGTTCGAGCAGTACGCTAAAAAGGGCTTCCATAAGGCGTTTCGCGATGAAGAAAAGCAAAGCGATGTCTATTGGTTAGCATGGGAAGTAACACGCAGAGCAGGTGAATCTGTTAAGCCTTTCGGAATTGAGTTTATCGAGGGATTAAAATCCGTCGAAGTCTTGGACTCAGACCCTTTAGCTTAAAGCGCGATCTTCCATTCACCTACCTCATTGCTCGCTTGAGCATTAGGTTGGGGATTGCGCCACAGCACTTATTAGATTTAGATAAGAATATGCTCGATGCATTAGTGCAAGGGCTTAAAGATGAAGCGAAAGAGGTGAGCGATGCCAGCAAGCGTAAAGGGCGCAGTTGAGCTTCGCAAGGCTCTACGAAAGTTCACACCTGATTTAGCCAAAGAAACACAAAAACAGATTAAGACAGCGATCCAGCCAATTTCTAAATCGGCTAAAGGCTATGTGCCAGATCGCGGACAAGTATTAAGCGGTTGGTTGCCACGTCAAATGTCAGAGGCAACTTTCCCATCTTTTAATCCTTCTCTTGTTAAATCAGGTATTGGATATAAGACAAGTCCATCAAAGCCTAACTCCAAAGGATTTAGATCTCTTGCTCAGGTTTTTAACAAAACTAGAGCTGGAGCAATATATGAACGAATGGGCAAGTTAAAGCCTGACAGCACCTTTGTAAGAAATCAAGATGGCAAGTTGCGAGCCCCTCTTAAAGGTAAGGGTCGTATGCAGGGGCGTGTCCTTTATCGTGCCTACGATGAGAACAACGGAAAAGCAAGAGAAGGTGTGCTTAAAGCCATTTCGACGGCAGCCACTAAACTTAACCAACGATCAACTGTGAGGGGTTAAATATGGCTAATGTAGTTATTGATGTTGCCGCCGAGTTCACTGGTAAAAAAGCTTTCAAGCAAGCAGAGACATCAACCGATAAATTAGTTAAAAGCACTAAAAAACTAGCGGGCGTGTTAGGTCTTGCTTTTGCTACTAGAGCGATTACTAACTACAGCAAAACTGCTGTTAAAGCCTTTGCGGACGATCAGAAAGCAGCAAGAGCTCTAACCCTTACTCTTGATAATCTAGGTATGGCATTTGCAAATCCCGAAGTTACTAAATTTATAGCCAACCTTGAAACACAATTTGGTGTCCTTGACGATCAGCTTCGTCCTGCTTATCAAAAACTTTTAACAGCCACAGGGGATTATGTCAAGGCTCAAGATTTACTACGAACAAGCCTTGATCTATCCGCTCAGTCAGGTCTAGATGTCCAAAGCGTATCTGCCGACCTTGCAAGAGCATACGCAGGCACAACTAGAGGTTTATTAAAATACAATTTAGGATTAGATAAAGCACAGCTTGCCGCCATGTCTTTTGAGGATATTCTTAAGCGCATCGCTATTGTCTCGGCTGGTCAGGCAGAAGCAGCAGCGGACAGTTATGCAGGTTCAATAGATCGTTTAGATGTTGCATTAGCCAACGCTTCCGAGACAATAGGTAAAAGCCTTATTGATGCCATTGGTACTCTCGCAGGTGGTGACGGACTGCCTAAGACTATTGCATTGATTGAAACTCTTTCTGGAGCTTTTGCTAGAGGGATCACTCTAACTTCTCGTTTCATTCGCAACATTAGCATTTTGGGCTCTGGCAATCCTTTAGAATCAATTAGAGATCTTCGAGTTGCTACTCGTCAAGATCAGTTAGAGGATCGTCAGGCTACTGCTGAATATGGTGGCATTTACGCGAAGATCTATCAAGCCCAAGCAAAAACTCTAGCTGATGGCAAAAAGACTCTTGCAAATTCTAAGGCATTGACTAAAGAAACTGCCGCGCAGTTAAAGGCAAAGAGATTACAGAACGCAATCGACAAGGCTAACCTTGCCCTTAATAAGGGCACAGATGTCTTTGACATGGACAAGATCCAACTCCTAGCAGCTGAGAAGAGTGCAGTTGAACAGATCGGCAAGGCAACCTCACAGGCTCAACTCCTAGGCATTACTGGAGACCTTGCTCGTATTAAAGTCAAGCAAGACATTATCGCTCTGGAAGATGCAATCGCTTCTAAGGACGAGAAAGCCATTGTTGCTGCAACTAACAAACTTAATGCAGACCTTAAAATCCTTGGTGCTTTAACTGGTCAAGATTTAAAGTTGTCAGAGATTAAATCAACCCTTGAAGCAATCGTGCCTAAGGACTTGATCAACTTGGCTAACCTAAACGATGCCATTGCTAAGTTAAAAATCATCGGCGCAGGCGCAGGTACAAGTGCAGGCACAACAGCAGGCTCAACTGCTGGAACACCATCACTTCTAGAAAGCCTTGCAGCAGGCAGCTTCGTACCTGTTGTCGCTGGCACAGGCGGAGTCATGGGCGGTTCTTCTAGTGCAGGTGCTTATGCTTCTAGCGGTTTCCCAGGGTCTGATAAGAGCTCAGTGAACATTACAGTTAATACAGGCATCGGAGATCCTAACGCCATTGCAGAAGCCATTGAGCAGGTAGTCCGTGGCGCAGTCGATCGTGGAACTTTGCGAGCTAGTTAATGACTTGGCTTCCAGAATGGCGAGTAACAGTAGGTGATGATGTCTATACGACTGTCACCTCTGTTTCCTTTGCATCTGGTCGCTTAGATATTGATCGCCAACCGACTGCAAGTTACTGCCAAGTAGAGATAATCAACACTACTGGCTCAGCCTTTACAGTAAATGTGACAGAGCAGATAAGCCTAGAACTAAAGAACGGCTCTGGAACTTATGTCACAGTCTTTGCTGGAGAAGTATCAGACTTCAATGTGGGAGTAAGAAGCCCAGAGGAATCAGGCTTTATTACCTACGGCACAATTCTTGGAGTAGGTGCATTATCTAAACTTACTAAGGCGGTTTATAACACAGCCATTGCAGAAGGCTTAGATGGCGCACAAATAGGCGCAATCCTTGGCGAGGATCTACAGTTCTCATGGGATGAAGTAACGCCAACAGATACATGGGCAACCTACACACCTACTACTACTTGGAACACAGCCGAGACTTATCTAGGCACAGTGGACACAGGCTTCTACACAATGATTGCACTAGCTGCTAGTGCTACGGCTAAGTCCCAAACCCTTGCAGATCAGATTGCTAACAGCGCACTAGGTCAGGTTTATGAGACCAAGACTGGCTTTGTCAATTATGACGATGCAGACCACAGATCTAATTACTTGGCTGCTAACGGCTACACATTCTTGGATGGTTCTTTCGCATCGCCTAGCTCTATCCAATCCACTACACAGATTGGCAGACTTCGCAACAGCCTTATCTACAAATACTCAACAGGCTATGGCTCTACCTACAGTACATCTAGCGCGGACTCTATAGCTTCTTATGGACTCTTTGAGAAGTCGGCTGAATCAAACATCAAGAACCTTGCTGATATTACTGATATCGCCACCAGAGAGTTAAGGCTTCGCCAAGTGCCTAAGGGGTCACTAGGAGCCATTACCTTTAGACTAGACAATCCAGACATGCCAACAGCCATGCTTAACAGCCTCATTGCAGTGTTCTTTGGCATGCCTGTACTGATCAATAACCTACCTAGCAACCTGTTAGGTGGAACCTTTGAGGGCTTTGTTGAGAATGTCGCTTTGCGTGCCACACCAACCTTTGTGGATCTAACCCTTTACATCTCAGCTACAGAGTTCTCATTATCAACGACACAATGGGATACCGTTATCCCTAGCACAATAGACTGGGCAACTACAAATGCTATACTAACTTGGAACAACGCGACAGGAGCACTAAACTAAATGGCAACAAGTCCGATTTATGGCTGGGCAGAACCAGACAACACAGATTTAGTCCGAAATGGGGCACTTGCCATTCGTACCCTTGGCAATGCCATTGATACCACAATGGCAACAATGACTCCCAAGTCAATCGTTGATGCTAAAGGCGACCTTATCGCTGCATCGGCTAATGACACTCCAGCGCGCCTAGCGGTTGGATCTAACGGCGATACTCTAGTTGCAGACTCAACAGCAAGCACAGGACTGCGATGGAGTGCTAAGCCTGCTTCAAGCAATCCTGTAATTAACTCAGCTTTCAATGTGTGGCAACGCGGTACTTCAATTTCACTTGGTGCTTCAGCAAGTTACTTAAACGGATTTTTGGCAGATAGATGGCAGACATCCACTAGCTCAGGTCAAGCCTCAACAATTACACGCCAAGCGACCGGCGATACAACTAACTTACCTTTTATTCAATACGCGTTACGTTATCAAAGAAACGCAGGTCAAACAGGCACAGCGTTGAGCGGTTTTTATCAAAGTATGGAGACAGTTAATTCAATTCCTTTTGTGGGAAAAACAATAACTTATTCTTTCTACGCTCGTGCAGGTGCTAATTATTCTCCAACATCATCAGCGTTGGCTGCGCGTGTTTATTCTGGAACGGGAACAGACCAGTCAGCCTTTGTTTATACAAGTCAAGCAAGTGTTATAAATACAACAATGACACTAACAACAACGTGGCAAAGGTTTACGGCTACAGGTACCGTATCAACGTCTGCTACAGAATTAGCTGTAGGTTTTGAGTGGACACCAACAGGTACCGCAGGAGCAGCCGATTACTTTGAGGTGACTGGTGTGCAGATTGATATTGGAAATGTGGCACTGCCGTTTCGTACTGCTGGAGTTTCTTACGAGCAAGAATTGGCATTGTGCCAGCGTTACTATTGGCGTTGGGGCGCACAGGTAACTGGCGGAAACCCAATGATGATTCCATTTGGAACCGCACAATCAACTACAAACCTTGTTGTCTCTGTTCCAATAAAACAAACTATGAGAACAACACCGACATTGGTCGATTACGGCGGAACTTTTACTCTATACGATGGCAACTCAGCGATAACAGGCGGAGCAATTACTCTTTCTAATGCCTCTCAGGATTATTTCTTGCTTTCAATAGCTGCAACTGGTCTAACACAATATCGACCATATTCGGCTTATTCAGGTGGAACAAATGCTTATCTTGGAATTGCCGCGGAGCTATAGGAGATGACAATGGACAAAGTAGAGTTTATTAAAGTTGCTGGAATTGACGGCGTAGAAGTAGAACACGCAATCATTGATCGTGGCAATGGGGAATTTACCTCAATGCTGAAATCAACCTATGATGAGTTAAAGGCTAATGAAGCCAAGACTAAGTAAGGCTGCTCAACAGCTGCGGGAACAATTCGATGACTCGTTCGCAGATCGTGACCGCACATCGGATGGTTGGATCGGTGACACTCGACACGCTGCTCGCAAGTCAGATCATAATCCAGATGAGCAGGGCTGGGTTCGTGCCATTGATGTGGACAAAGATCTACACAAAAGCGGAAAGCCAGATGTCATGGGAGATCTTGCTGATCAGCTTCGTACCTTATCAAAATCCAAAGCAGACACGCGTATTGCTTACATCATTTACGATGGACGAATCTGCTCCAGCATCCTTAACTGGAAGTGGCGCAAGTACACAGGGGCTAACAAACACACTAAGCACATGCATGTTAGCTTTAAGAAAGAAGCTGACAATGATGGGGCTTTTTTTCAAGTACCTATGTTAGGCGGACAATAATGAACGAACTAAAGACAGCAGCAGGTTCATGGGCTAGAGCCTTCCTCGTAGCAGTAATTAGCATGGCAGCCGCAGGCGTGTCAGATCCTAAGGCACTCATTGCAGCAGGCGTAGCCTCAGTGCTTCCACCTGTATTGCGTTACCTGAACGCTAATGACCCTGCTATGGGCTTGAAGAAGTGACACAGTCAGACTTCTTCACGCTTTACCTTGCCACAATTGCAGCACTCGGTGGCTTGTCTGGCTATGTAATCACACACTTATTGTCAGAGATCAAAAGACTCAACACGCGAGTGGATGAGATCTATAACATATTGCTTGACAGGTAGCATTGTGCTATGGCAAGAAAAGCAACTAAGGCATTAGAGGAACAAGGTTACTCAAAGCTAGATGCTTATTGCATTGGGCTTTATGAGTATTTCTGTTCTCTTAAAAGAGCAGGTTTTGCAGAAGATATTGCTATGTTCATGATTACAGAGCCACAGGCTTACCCGCATTGGATCTTGCCTGATCCTGTCGATCCTGAGAAGTTCGGCGATTACGAAGATGAGGATGACGATTAAGCGCATCGTGGTCGTATCGGATCTTCAAGTTCCATACCATGACAGAGTTGCAACACGCAACCTTGCTAGTTTTATCAAGAAGTTTAAGCCTGACCAAGTAGTAACCATTGGCGATGAGATTGACCTACCCCAGATATCCAAGTGGGAAGAAGGGCGCATGGGCTCTTACGCTCAGACCCTAGATGATGATCGCAACGAGGCTGTGGACTTACTC